CACAAGAGATTAATACAAAACCTGTGCCCAAAGTGCGAGCAAAAGCTTAAAATTGTTAAAAAAGACGCTAAAAACCTCGTAAGGTTCTGTGGCATCTGTAATCTGACTGTATCAGATCAAATAGAAAATGCAGAATATTTAGAAGAGGTATGCGATTAAGTATTGCATATCGCATATAAGGGGTTTATAAGGGCTTTTGAGGGTCATGCCTCATGCTCTATAGTTAAGACAAGACTAGCCCCTAGCTCGGTTGCCCCCAGCTAGGGGTTTATTTTTTTTAAAGGAGAAAAATATGGAAAAAGTGTTTGTAAACGGTCTCATGGCAAAAAAACCTAGAGAAACTGCTCCAGATTGGATAAAATGTAACCTAAGTATAAAACGAGCAGACCTCGCAGCGTGGCTCGCGGAACAAAAAGGTGATTGGATTAACGTCCAAGTGTGCGAAAGTAAGAGCGGGGATAAATGGTACGCAGAGGTAGATACATGGGAACCCAAGAAGATGCAGAACTCTTAGAAGAAGGATGGCGGCAGAATAAAGAAGACTTTCTGCAAGCCGTAGAGTGTACGCACGAACTTCTAAAAGAGTTTGAAGAAATGGGCCTAAACAAAGGAGCCGCTATCGGCGGTTCCCTTACTCATCTTATCTCCCACCTTATCGCCGTGTCCCCCGATCCGGCTACCGCGCTGGGCCTGCTTTCGTCCTGCATGACAAACGCTGCAATAAACGCGACCCGCGCCGCTGAGAACCATCCCGGCAGTGACGGAATACATTAGTTGACTTAATCCCATAATGTCTTATACTTCTCCCACGTTTTAACTAAAGGAGAACGACATGAAATTAATAGACATAAATGAAGTATGTGAAATCACTAAACTTTCTAAATCGACCGTATTTAAAAAGATAAAAGATGGCACGTTCCCGGAAATCCAAAAAACACCCAGCCCCAGTTCCCGCGGACCACGGCTCGTGAACCGCTGGGACAAAGCAAAAGTAATCGCTTGGGCGTTTGATGATGACGTGCAAGAACTAGATGACATAAAAGATGAAAAGCTTAGAGTGCCCTATGGTGATGCTTTTCTGGAAGAAGCCCGCAAGGGTGAAGGTTCCGGGCCAATGGATTGGGACGAGCCTATAAGCTGGGTTAAAAAAATATCTAGCAACAAAGTGTTTATCCCACTTATACTTCTGGCAATTGCCGCCATGCTTTACAGTTTGTTAACTTGAGGTAATAAAAATGACCGAAGAAGATAAGAAAAACGCAAAAATCCTTACGTTGCAAAGCCAAAACCTAAAACAACGTAACGAAATAACAAGATTAACAGTGGCCCTCGACAAATTAAAACGAGAAACACAAAATCTTTTAAAGGACGTTAATTGGATGAAAGGCCAACATAGATGAAATGCGAAGAATGTGGCGGTGAAGGGGAAGTGGAAGAAGAGTTCTTTAGACCACAGTCCTTTGACCGCGACATTGGAATAATAGACTCCCGAACAGTTACTTGCGAAGTGTGCAACGGCAGTGGTGAAGTAGACCTCGGTGAAGATGATTTGGACGACGAGTAAAAAAAATACTTGGGAGTTTTTAAATGTTGGCAGAAATGTGCTTGGCCCTTGCTTTGTATCACGAAGCAAGAGGCGAACCCTCTACCGGGCAAATGATGGTGGCTAAAGTAATCGTCAACCGCATGGAGTCTAAAAAATTTCCCCCAGATATGTGCGGCGTAATTATGCAACCACGCCAGTTCTCGTTTGTACGAAAAGGATGGGTGCCCGTTCCTAAAGATGAAGAAGCATGGAAAATTTCTAAAACCCTAGCTCAAGAAATTATAGACGACCCAAGCGTCCTTCCCTCTACGTCCGCGGACCATTACCATACGACCAAGGTGCGACCCGTTTGGAGAAAGTCCCTTCATAGAATAGTCCGGATCGGTAAACACGTCTTCTACTCTTATGACCCGCCTAAAAATTTAACTGTAAGTTTGCGGCCTAAGATACGTTCTAAGTGAATTGCGGTTCACGGATCGCGGGCTTTTTTATGTGGATCGCGGACCGGGGCACAATTAAACACGGTTCTATGTATATAGAGAAGCAAATAGAAAAAAAATATTTTTTGTTAAAATAGGTGTGTCCGGTGTAACCGTGTGTCTTTGGACAAAAAGTCGTTTATATATATAGGGTTATGAAGACACATATTTAAAAATAAAAATGTGCCAATAATGTGAATAAGTGCCAGAGGGCCTAATGTTCAAATCAGCATAATGGGCCTCAAAAAGTTTTTTTATAAAAAATATATTTGCTTCTCTATATATACAAAAGGGAAGTTTTAAGGCAAAGTATCTGGAAATAACTGGAGAACATTATGGCTAGGAAAAAAACAGCACCTAAAACAATAACACCTGTTGTTAGAAAGAAACCCGGAAGGCCAAGAGCCACAAGGGAACAACCATTAACACGACGGCAAGAACTGTTTGTTAAAGAACTGGTTTCTAAAGATGGGCAGATAACTATGAGAGAAGCCGCTATTGAAGCAGGCTACCCCGCAGGCTCGGCACACACTAGAGCTTACGAACTAACCAATCCTAATATTAGTCCACACGTTGTAAACGCTATTCAAGAATATCGTGCCCAACTGGATGAAAAATACGGGGTACATTACCAACGCCATATTAAAGACCTGCAATTGATAAGAGATATGGCTCTAACTAACGGTGCATACTCTGCCGCCGTTCAAGCCGAATATCGTCGGGGGCAAGCACAAGGCGATATTTATGTAAGCAAAAGCGAGATAAGACACGGGAGTATCGACTCCATGAGTAAAGAAGAGGTCTTGAACGCACTAAAGGAAATCAAACAAAGCTATGCCCCGATCACTATCGACATTACTCCCGAAGGACAGGACAATCCCCAAAACCGCGACAAAGCGAGAAGCCGACTTGTGGCGGATGATGAAATCGGGGATGGAGAGAAGCAACCGAAAGATCAAATCCACTAGACTTGAAACATGGGCTATGCCGGGAGTACCCGACGTTCTCTTATGTGATGAAAAAGGTTTGTTTCATTTTGTAGAGTTAAAAGCCACTGGCGGTAACGCGGTTGAACTTCGACCTCATCAAGTATCTTGGTTAACGTCACATTCACATGGAAGTGCTTGGGTTTTGGTTCGCAAGGTTAAGACAAAGACGTTACCTCAACGTGTGTATTTGTACCCTGCAAGTGACGCTATGGACTTAAAGTTTGAAGGTCTGGCAGTTGATCCAGTTTACTTTGAAGAAGGTGAACCTGACTGGGAAAAAATACTGGGGTTGATTTCTCCTAGATAATCGCATAAGATCGCATAGTCTTAACTTAACAATGGAGAAGATTATGGCAAAGTATAAAGTCACCATTAACGCAATAGTCACAAAAACTATTGAGGTTGAAGCCAGCGATCAAAACAAAGCTGAAGAAAAAGCAAGTGAGTTGTTCACAACTTATCGTGATAAATCCGAAGAAAGGTATGAACAAGAAACAATTAGCATAGAGGAGCAAGTGTGATGGGACTAGATATGTATCTAACGGGGGATAAGTTTATCCCAAATCACGACGGTAAACATCAACGACAAAAGGTTGATAGTTACGAGGTCACAAGCTTGCGGCTTGACCTTGGCCAATGGCGTAACCACTGGGCATTGCACAATTATATTAATGATAACTACGGCGACGAAAATCGCCACCAGTTTCCAATAGACAAAGAAGAACTTTTGGAGATTGCTGAAGCCGTGGAGCAAGGGCGATTGCCTGACGCAGATTATAGCCCTGAGATTGACGCTCATTACAAAGAACCGGAACAGGTTGCGAAGACTGCAAAAATCTTTCGAGATGCCGCCGCTTGGCTTGACCGTAACGACGGTTTCTTGCGCGATGTAGAATACACAGGGAGTTGGTGATGGCTAAAAAAACTTATCAAATAGTTGTGGAAGGCGTAACTTCAGCAACCCATATAGTTGACGCTGACGACATCATGAAGGCGAGTGAAATCGCCCGGCGTAATTTTTCTAACGACACTGGTGCAAACTATCATAGCGTTGCGGTGGTGGATATTTTTAAACAACCGGAAGTAGTAGAACTTAACTTTAAAAAAATGAGGGAAAAACATGACAAAAGATGAACTAGAAAAAATTCTCGACGAAGTATTTGCAAAAGTATTTGGGAGGGATTGGTAAATGTTTTTTTTAATTAAATTATTTGCCCGTTTAAAATATGGCGACGAAGCTTTAGAAAAGTTTGAAGAACAACAAAAAAGACAACGATCAAAACCGCGCCCCAAGCCCCGACAAAGGCGGCGTAAAAAATAATTTAATTAGCCCGGTTGACGCCGGGCTTTTTTATATTGTAGGGTATGCGATATATCTTATATCAAACAATGGGGGCAACCATGAAACTATTAATTAAGTTTAACAATGGCCACGTTTTAAAAAAAGACTTTTTAAACGCGCCGCAAGCTTATCAATATGCTAATAATAACGTTTCATTAACGGGCGGACGTATCCAGTCAATTGTTTTAGATACGGGGCAAGGGCTTCGTGATTTATGGGCAGTGCATTGGAATACATATTCCCAGATTAAAGGGATGAAATTACCATGTTAAAAACTGTAGAAATTAGCCGAGCGCAGAAAACTAAGGGCGTTGCGGTAACTTATAGAGCGGGCGAAAATGATAACTTTGGAACGTGTCCGGCAACGTGCGAGTTAAACCCGTCCGGGTGTGGCGCGTCAAAAGTTGACCCAGATTATTTGGACGCCGTTATTGACGCCGTACCGCATAAAGGGGTTGCGTTTACTTATTCACATTTTAACCCGTTATACTGGGCAAAAAAATTAAAGCCGGGCAAAACTGTTATAAACTATTCCGCCAAAACTTCCGAACTTGCGGCGCGATATGTTAAACAAAACATACCGACGGTTTGCGCGGTTCCCTTAGATTTTTGGCAAGGTAAAAAATCGCGGGCGGTTGACGATGTAAAAATTGTGAGATGCCCGGCGGAATACCGCGAGAATTTTGGATGTAACCAATGCGGCGCGGGTGATCCGTTATGCGCTCAACTTAAACGAAATTATGCCGTTGGATTTACCGCGCACGGTGTTCATAAAAAGAAAGCCGCTAACCCAGACGATCCGGGCGGGTGCTATGCTACCGGGGGCAATGTCCTTTTGCATTGGATGGATACCGCAAAACAAAACCAAGAGGAAACCGACGGGGATAAGTTACGACGGTTTGCTAAAAGCTTGGCACCGCGCACCATATTGCGGCACCATATTGCCGGGGATATTGGAGCAAGTTAACTTTTGAAAAAATAAAGCTTGCAAGGTATCTAATATTATGCGAGTTTATAGGGGCGGGGTATTCCTGCCCCGTTTTTTTTATTTAACTAGGAGTTAAAAACATGACTTACCAAACTGACGCATTATCGCATGGCATTGGAAACAGTGCGGTTTCATCCCAGTGGTATAACCGCCCGGATGACCAAAAGTTTCTATCTTTGGATAGTATGCTTAATTTTAAGAAAGTTGACGCAAGCCGGATGACCTCCCGCACCGTTGACACTCACAAGGTTAAAA